GATTATTATGAAGATAACACTAGAATAACGCCACGAGAAAGTGACGAATACGATCCTATTGAAAATAAATCTTGGATTTACGAATCACCTGATGGTGGTAAAACTGTAACTCGAAGACTGCCATTCTCTAATCATAGAGAGGTAATTCAAGGAAATTATTTTGAGGAAATACCTTGGAGTAATGTAAAAAAGAATGATTTCTCTATTAAAGAAGAAAAAGATGCCGATCTTGATTGGATAGAAAAGAGTGGAGGATTTGAGTGGACGCCAGGATCTCCATGGCCACCAGAGGTTCCCGATGAGGTAGAACATTCTGATGCTTGGTATGATTATACTCGCAATGATCCAGATAGAGAGAATCCTTTTACTGATCCAGCAGATCGAGAAAGAGCAGACTTTGTAGTCGGTGGTGGTAATACCGCAAATTCCTATGCTGATGCCTTCGATCATTACATGGGTGACTATATGGCAGATATAGATGATCAAAGAGCTCATCACTTTGGCCATAATACAGTTCCTCCATACATAACCAAAACATTTAAGTATGAAGAAGATGCAATTCTTAAACAAGCAGAGGATTATATCGCCAAAACGTACGAATTGCACTATACTAGTGATAAGGGTAACTATCAAACCCTAGATCTCATAGAAAGTATTGGAGATGCGGAAGCATTTTGCCGATCCAATGCAATTAAATATCTATCAAGATTCGGCAAAAAAGATGGTAAGAATGAAAAAGATATTCTAAAGGCCATTCACTATTGTACACTCCTACATCATTTCGCTTTTATTAATGACGACAGCAACTAAACTACCAATGAAACTTTCAGATAGAACTATCAACCTACTTAAGAACTTTGCTTCTATCAATCAATCAATATTATTCAAGCAAGGTAGACAACTTCGCACTATAAGTGTGATGAAAAATATTCTTGCAGAAGCAAATGTAGATGAAGATTTTCCACAGGATTTTGGAGTATATGATCTAAGTCAATTCTTAAATTCACTTGGATTATTTCAAGAACCCGAACTTAATTTTACAGGGCAGAGCTTTCTCAATATAAAAGAAGGGAAACAAAGATCAAAGTATTTCTTTGCTGACCCTAGTGTTATTGTTTCTCCTCCAGATAAAAGTATCACTTTACCCTCAGTGGATGTAGAGTTTACACTTAAAAGTTCTCAACTTGATCGTCTACTTAAGGCCGCTGGTGTATATCATTTGTCAGATCTATCTGTAGTTGGCGACGGTAAAGAGATTAAGATGGTTGTATCTGATCGTAAGAACGATACTTCTAATGATTTCTCTATTGTTGTAGGTGAAACTGATAAGAAGTTCTCTATGAATTTCAAGGTAGAGAACATCAAGATTGTGCCTGGAACATACGAAGTTAAGATCTCTCGTAAACTTTTGTCACAATTTAAGTCAGCTGAGTATGACCTGACCTACTATATAGCTTTAGAACCTGATATCACATGGGAGGGATAAATGTTCTTCGCCTCACACCCATCTGTCTACACATTGCCAGGCACATGGGAAGCACAACCATATGTTGAGTTTGACCCAACATATCTTTTATTATCTGCAACAGTTGTATTTGCAACTGCAGCATTAGTATCAGTACTATCAATCAAACAAAAACGAAAACGAGCCTAGCACTTTGACTAACTTTATTATTACTTTAATTCCACACGCAGAATTGCAGGGTGGTGCTGCATTTATAGTATTCATTGGTTTCGCAACTTTAGTTGGCATGGTATATGGAATATACATGACCTTTGGATCAGGTGGGAAAGATCTCAGAGATGAGATTAGAGAACATGCTAAAATGCATGAGATGGGAATTGCACATGGACATGAAGGAAGAGCAACTGTGATGACAAGAAAAGCACAGGAGCAAGACTATCCTCAACATCACCATGATTGAATACACCACTTTATTATGTTACCCTTATGAAAGAGTTCGACTATGGCCTCAATTACAAGAAGCTTGACTTTTCACTTGAAGAGAACCGCAAACTTTATCGTATTGGAAGGGGAGAACAGGGAGTTTTACTGGTTCGCCCTTATACTAACGATATTTGTGCTCATTGGAGATTCAAAACTCCTAAGATAGCAAAAGAATCATCTAACAAAATCTTTTCCATGTATCTGGACTACAGAGATGGGGAAGATTTTATTGGTATGGATATGTGTCGTAAATTCTTAGAGATGGGATTTACCAGAGCAAGACGTTATGCGAATCATAACTCAGGTAGAAAATATAAAAAAGGAACAAAAGAAATATTACCACAAGAGGAGGATCACGCAACCAGTAAGTTTGCAAAATCGGCTAAGATATTCAAGAATGTCAGAGATGTTGTTGCAAAAAGTGAAAGTTATGTTAGAATGAGGAAACAATGGAGGGCATCCGAATGACTAATCCAATCGACATCGACAGAATCGCAAATGCACTTGAAAGAATTGCAAATGCACTTGAACATCTCAGCATTGAAAATATAGAACACAATCATGTTGAGACTGACACACCAGTAGAAGTAAACACTCATGCTAAAACTTGGTAATGAATATCTTTGTAACTCACCCCAACCCAGAACAATCAGCTAAGGTATTACCTGACAAACATATTGTCAAAATGCCACTAGAGACATGTCAAATGTTATCTATTGTTTGTTCTAAAAAATGGGGTCATGATTATGGTGAAATCCATCGCATCAATGGCGAACCTTACAAGACAGACAAAGGTGCATTTCGTAACCATCCCTGTACAATATGGGCTAATGAGACCCTAGCAAATACATGGTGGTTACTTGCTCATGGTTATGAGATGTGTAAGGAATACAGACATCGTTATGGAAAAACCCATAGTTGTGAAAGTGCCATTCTAGAAGCTGCCAATCTTGTCCCTTATACTCTGGACAGACCCAAAGGATTTGTATTTGCTGGGCCTGATGAGTTCAAGTATGACAAAACTATTGACATCTTCACTGCATACAAAAGATATATTGCTTCTAAGCCTTGGGCTCCAGACAATTATCTTCGTGACCCATCTAGGAAACCATCTTGGTTATGAGCCATACCTATACAAGTGATTTGCCATATGACAGACATCGATATAGAATGGTGTATAAAGATTGGTCGGTTAACCTAGAAACATATGATGAGGTTCAGAAGTTATGGTCTACTGAACTATCTCACAATCTAAACCCTATGCCAGTGGTTGAGATTATTGACAAACCAAAGACTAAAAAAAAGTCCAAAGGATTTTAATTATGAAACACATTACCAGAGAGGATTTTATCCAAGAATACTGCGAATATGTAGTAGACAAAATGGATGAAGAAACCCTTAAGAATATTGCTAGAGTCACATTGATTGCAAACATTAAACCCGAAAGCACATATGCTGAATGGGAAGATTATGTCGCACAGATGCCTTCTAAAAATACAACAGAAGAGTTACTCGAACTAATCAGACCCTCAGTAAATATGGTGGCTAATAAAAATGAGAGATGAATTTATATGGGTAGAAAAGTATAGACCAAAGACCATAGATGATTGTATACTCCCAGAGGTTACTAAAAAAACTTTTAGGGAGTTTCTGGTCAAGGGAGAGATTCCTAATCTCTTACTATCAGGCCCGCCTGGTATAGGAAAGACCACAGTTGCAAAGGCATTGTGTGCTGAACTTGGTGTGGATTGTTATGTAATCAACGGATCAGACGAAGGTAGATTTTTAGATACAGTCAGGAATCAGGCAAAGAACTTTGCTTCTACTGTATCCCTTATGGATGCGGATAGAAAACATAAGGTAATCATAATTGATGAGGCAGATAATACTACTCATGATGTTCAACTTTTACTCAGAGCAAATATAGAATCGTTCTATAAGAATTGTAGGTTTATTTTTACATGCAACTTTAAGAATAGAATTATTGAACCACTTCATTCAAGATGTGCAGTAATTGAGTTCAATGTCAAAGGTAAAGATAAGTCATCTATTGCAGCACAGTTCTTCAAACGTTTAGTTTCAATATTGGAACTCGAAGGTATTGAAGCTGACAAGAAAGTTTTAGCTGAACTAATTAACAAACATTTTCCAGATTGGAGAAGAGTGTTAAATGAGTGCCAAAGACATTCAGTTGGTGGTAAGATTGATTCTTCAATCCTTGCTAGTTTCTCTGAGGTTAATATAAATGATCTCATTAAGAATCTCAAGGAGAAGAAATTTCCAGAAGTCAGAAAGTGGTGTGTCAATAATCTTGATAACGATCCATCTGTACTTCTTCGTCGTGTTTATGATGCTTTATTTGATACCCTTGAGGGTGCCAGTATTGCAGCTGCGGTATTGATAATCGCCAAATATCAATATCAGATTGCCTTTGTGGCTGATCAAGAAATTAATTTATTGGCATGTATGACCGAAATCATGGTGGAGTGTGAATTCAAATGACTAACTTTACAAAATTAAAACATCAAGTAAAATCCTCAAGATACTATTTGTTTTGGGGTGCAGCAACTATTGCAGTTGTGATTGGACAAGTCTATATCGGTAATGGATACCGTAGGATGGCAGAAACTGGTGATGCGATATCAGCTGATATCAATTTGCTTATAGAGGTTCTGACTATGCCTGCTGAACAAGAGTTCTATTTTGAACCTGATAATCCATATGAAATGCCTATTATACAATGATTTTAAGTGAAATTGATGCTGCGTATGCAGCAGATAAATTCATTGATTATTTCTCTAACACTGGAAGAATTGATGAATACCTTCGTAATGTAAAACTAGATCGTATGGCTCAACTACCTGTGCCTTTATTTGGTATGGGGCCTGAGGATGATCTATTCACTGATTTTGATATGCACCCTGACGATATGCAAATCAAAATCTTCCCTGCTGGAGAGAAGAATGGATTCAGTAATGCATACTTCAACGAAAGACTAGAGATTACTACATCTCATGCCATAGAGAAATCTGTGCCAGGAAAAGCTCTCAAGTGGATTGTAAAAGAGACCACCACAGATAAGACTATTGGATTCTGTAGATTTGGATCTCCTACTATAAATTCTAAACCTAGAAATGATTGGTTAGGTAATGTACCAGACTTAACTAGGTTTAACAGACACGCTATCATGGGATTTATTATTGTTCCCACCCAACCATTTGGATTTAATTATCTTGGTGGTAAACTCTTAGCAATGTTATGTTGTTCTCATCTTGCTAGAGAGACTTTAAATAAGAAATACAATGCGGATATTTGTTTGTTTGAAACCACATCTTTGTATGGAACAACAAAATCATCATCTCAGTATGATGGACTTAAACCGTACATGAGATATAAAGGATTAACTGTTAGCGACTTTACTCCACTAATACATGATTCTATCTTCAAAGACTTAAATGCATGGTTTACCATGAGAAACAATGACAAACTTTTAGTTAAAGAAGACGCTTCAAGTAGAAAACTAAAGATTCAAACAAAAATGATTTCTATTATCAAAAAATGTTTGAATGATCCTGAGAAACTAAAACAGTTCAATGATGCAATACTTTCTGCTAAGAATCTCACTCAACAGAAACGTTTTTATATGTCTACATATGGATTCAAGAATAGTAGAGAGGTTATTCTAGGAGAGCAAGACACTCTTATCAAAGCAGATAACTATGACAGATTTGGAGTAGAACAGATAATTGGTCATTGGAAAAAGATGGCTGCAAAAAGATATACCAAGCTTAGAGATGAAGGGAGATTGAGAACCAAGTTGGAAACTTGGAATACCAATCCAGATGAGATAGATATTATTAGATGATATGGCAGAATTAAAGGATTGGTTGAATTCTATCAACCTAAACAAAAAGGATATTACCGCTGAAGATCCTCAGTTAATCAAGAAGTATGCTCCATTCATTATCAATAAATGTATGTCTGCACATCTTGATTGCATTATGTTTGCTAATGAAATGAACTTAAATGCACACTTGGCAAAAGACCTTCAATATCAATTTTTCCTAAATAGTATCAGGAAAAAGAAGAGATTCTCTCCGTGGCTCCGAAAAGATAAGATCAAGAACCTTGATGTTGTCAAATCATACTATGGTTATAGTAATGAGAAAGCAATCCAAGCATTGAAAATTCTTAGTAAAGAGCAGTTGGATTACATTAAAAAGCGAATTGACGTTGGAGGTACAACATGAGTGGGTTTGTAGAACCTGAGATTGAGTGGTCACAAGATCAAATGATCGAGGTCACACTGAATGAACCAGATGATTTCTTGAAAGTAAGAGAAACTCTCACTAGGATTGGTGTAGCTTCTAGAAAGGAAAAGAAGATATATCAGTCATGCCATATTCTTCATAAGCAAGGTAGATACTATATTGTTCACTTCAAAGAATTATTCGCCCTAGATGGAAAGTCTGCTAATCTTTCTATCAATGATGTCCAACGTCGTAATAGAATCATTACTCTCCTATCAGATTGGGGATTGATCACTATTATAACTCCAGAAAGAATAACTGATGTCGCTCCTCTAAACCAGATCAAAGTCCTCTCTTATAAAGATAAAGGTGATTGGACTCTTGAGACCAAGTATAATATCGGTAAGAAAAAGAAAGTAGTACAGACATCGCCAAGTGCATTTGTAAAGGCAGACTGACGGTTATCATCAAGGTTTATGGGGGTTTATACGACCCCCTTTTTTTATGT